TTCTGCTCAGCTGGACCTTAAGTCCACCAGTCCCCTCTTGGATCCACTCTTCCTTTTAACTTCTTCCTTAACTTTTCGATTTCCCTAACGATTGAGAAGTTCGCTAGGTCGGTTAGTGGATATTTTCCATAAGGAAAACCTTTTGTACGCTGCCTGGCTTCAATTTCATCGTACCCTCCTGCAATATTTATCAATTCCCTAATACTGAATTCACGTACAAGTCGATCGTATTGGTACAAAAGCCTAGAAAGTATTTCAAACTTAGGGTGGTAACGCGCGTTCTCACACTGTTGAATCCAACGGAAAGTTGTATCTATCGGTCTCCATGCCTTGTCTCTTGGAGTTTCGAATCCTAATAAACCAGATAGGAGCCGTTCCAATGGACGTACGCCAACATTACGACCATCCACAATGTAGTTATTCATGTGGACATTCTGAAGATACAATACAGTGTCACTAGAAGTTCCACCTTTATCAAAGCCAATATACATCCCCAAACGACTAACAAAATCAACAAGCGCAGCAGGATCTGGATCTTCACTGAACTCATATACACCATCATCTCCCTGAAACAAAGCATTGACTAATTTTATACCCAGAGCATCGGCGAACGCTTCCGCGATAATCCAATTAATCATTGAGTCCACCCAATTCGTAGGACCCGCTCCACTCGGAACACCGTGTTCTCCGTACCACAGTCCGTCCGGAGTCAGTAATGGTATATGTTTGAATCTGTCATGTACAAAGTCTATAAGGGGTTTCGCACTACGATGAAATGCTGCTCGCATGAGATCAAATGCCATATCAATCAAAGGTCCGGCAAATTGATCGAATGATGAGAAATCAACACAATACTTAGCACTCCTGCTTCGTAACATGCTAGTCACTCTTACATTCACGGCATCGTTACTAACTAAGGCAGCGAACTCAGGAAATTTCTTGAACTCTGCGATGATTGGAATCATCAATCTTAGTTCATGTAACGATATCTTATGGGGATACCCCCATACTGCCCTCTGTTTAACGGGCTTGTCGAGGCCTGCACTTTGACCTCGCCAATATAGCATACAAGGATCGTCGTGTATAGTAGTATCGAAACCACTCTTCTCAATGGAAACAGCCGCTCTCATTAACTCGGGATATAGATCGGCTGATTTTCTAAAGAATGGTGAGCCCAAGTTAGTACCTTTGGGCATCTTGATAAACGCATCGTTTAGTGAGACTGGGACTAGTTTATGCTTCGGAATCCTACTAAGTATACGGTGGAATGCCCTTTCAAGATTCACATAAACAGAATGGTCTATTTTTGGTAGACAATAGTATTTATATAAATCAGGGCGTCGATCAGCGAAAGGTAGCATGATGCTGATCGGTCCCACTTTACTGGCCTGACCCAGTTCCGCATCCCGTAAGGGTTGAAGACTAGGACTAACTTCTGCCACCACATCCAACATATGATTGATGAAATTACGGCGCTCTTCATCTTTGTCCTCCGAATGCCTCCCGATCATTGGGGTCACTAAATCTATATTGAATCCAGTTCTGGTCCTAGCAAGAGTAGTTAAAACACTTCGTTGCGCATCTTCCTTTAGACCGCTGATGAAGTATTCCGAATCCTCTTCATATAGTGAGAATTCCCTAAGAGTATCTTTAAACTCCAGGGTGCCTTTGACCTCCAAATCATTCACACTTTCGAGATTTTTTGGTTTACTGCACCACAGGGGAGTTCTTTAAAGTGTATCTCCCACAAACACTATGGCACTATTTCTCGCCGTCTCCGGTGTCATATGTGCCAGGTTGGAATGTTAATGGACGAGTAACTTGACGATCATCACGGTTCAAAGTGACTGAGATGATGTCTCCATCTTCGTCTATAACTATTCTAACGTCATAGTATCGTTGACTCAACCTAATCAAAGCAGAGTATGTCCGTGTAGGGGCACCGCTGTATGATATTGAATCAATTCTACCAAGCCCTATTAGACTCATCAATCTCACCGTTTTATCGGCAAAAGTTCTGAATCCTTCAATCACAACATCCAATTTAGTGAAGGTATATCCACTACTCTTTGGCTCAGGAAGACCTTTGTCTTTCTTAGGCATGTTCATCATTAGTTCTCTCCTCTTTATTACTCTTTACATCTTTAAGAGTATTCCACCATACAGAATAAGCGCCATCAGTTAGCTCATCAATTGTCCAATCGTAATGGTGTTTGAGGACATACTCACGGAATTTATCTTCCATGGTATACTTGTCACTGACAGTGTCCGCATAGGCAGTAAGCACATTATACCAAAGTGCAGAAATGGTAGTCGTATTGGGTGGTACGGTTTTAAGACCGTCACAATTATATAAATGATACTTTGAAAGATGGCAGCTCGCTGTTTGCCAATCTTCATAAGTACATTTACATATGTCACACTCAATACGCTTATCATCTTCACTGGTCCGTGCTCGAGTGTCAGTCTTCTCTTCAGTCATACCATCATCGTCAACATGATCCTCATCATGTAAATCATAAGCATCTTTTTCAATGTTGTAGATTGATGTCAACATGGATGTAGTCATCAAATTACCACTGAAAACGAGTTTCATGATTCTGAATAACGAATCCGCTTCCTCTTGATTACTGAAGTGTTCTTCTTTCACGTTCATGCCACGAGTATGATACTCTATTGACACTTTTAAATTTGAACGTTTCATTTT